ATCCACCAGTAAAGCAGGCATCAGCACCTGACTCGTCGGCTGATCTGATTCGGGTTTGTTTATGGGCATACAAACAAGTTCCAGTATCATATGGTGCATCAGGAGTTAGGTAAACTGCACCAGCCCAAGTTTGAGAATCATAATGATAGACTAATGCATCTTCTGGCGTACAATACTGTAAACTACCATTCATTCCATGGTCCCACTTGCGTATTTTAATTCCCATAATATCTTCAATGGCTTTTTTCATCTCATCATTTAAATACTTTTCTTTGGTTCGTTTACCTTTATACCAATCAATGTCACCTTGAAAATTTTGTTTAAGTGCAAAATCTCGAACTGCATAAGGATCGGCATAGAAATCGTCAACAACAAAGATGCGCTTCTTTTGTGCCGATTTTGAATTTACGCGAAAGACTGGCTTTTCTTTATTCAAACGCTCTGTTGCAAAATTATGCAGGTACTTAACATACTCTCCCGTATCGTGATACAGGTTTGTGTTGATAAGGAAATGATATGTTGGGAACGGATTAGTACGTTCTGGGCGCATCATAAATGATGTTTGCTCATACATCTTATCCCATTCACCAAGCTGCGAATAAACTTCAGCAAGATAAACGTGGCTATCATTCCTCACCTCGGCAAATTGTGGAGCCTTTTCATAATACCAAATAGCCTTATCGTAGTCTTTGAGGAATCGATAAGCATTACCAATCGCACATACAGCATAGTATGCCATCTCATCAATATTTTTGGCTTTATGTGTTTCGCCGAAGTTGTGTGTGTGATTAATTATGCTACTGAAATAGAATATACAGCGTCTTGCATATTCTTCCTGATGTACTTCCTTGAGTGGAAAGAAGTTACCGCGATAGCAATCTTCATACGACTTACCGATGTACCAGAAGTGATACAGATCAGTCAACATCGTATTTTCGCGAATTAATTTCTCTTCAAGTTTAAGGGCATCAGTTACATATTTGGTTGGGACTGAATAACTTTCGCCATGTGAAACTCCACCGATCATCCTAAAGGACTTCGGCAGACTTGTTCTTACGAAATTTTCTCCAATCCCATCCATTTCGAGAGAGATGGTTTCGTGCGCTGGGTCATGATTGAACTTCCAAGGAAGTTTAGCGTTCCAAATCCATGCTCTATAATAGATTAATCCTGGTGCAATAGACGTGACGTGGAAACTTTGTGGGCTAGTATCGTCGAATATTGACCAATCGAAATCCCCACCAACTTCAAGGGTTTCATCGCAGTCCATCTTCATGATCCAATCACACCCATGATCTAATTTAAGTGCTGTTTGTAAAAGATGATCGCGATTCCAACCAAAGTTTACCCAACCCTCTTCGACTTTATACAAGTGACCAGGTATATTTGTTTCTACAGCCCATTGTCTGACAATATCGACTGTTCCATCTGTTGAGCCATTGTCTTGAAGCACCCAATACTTAATGTAAGGTGCAACAGAGTCTAACATCTTTCGAATGTTATCTGCTTCATTTTTGAACATCGAAATCATGCAAATCTTGGCACCCTTTGGACTTTCGGCTTCAACAATATCTGAGAATTTTTCGCGAATCATGTTTAATAACTCCAAATTTTTTGTCGCTATGCCAAGACCGTATCCATTTTTTAAATTGACCTTTGGCCAATCAAGTTCATTAAAGAATTTTTTAACACCAAAACCTTCTTGTGATACTTTAGTGTTATGAAATATTATAACACCCCTTTCCGTTAAAAATTTTGACCAGTTATCAAAATTTTCTTTTACGGATTCATATGCATGATAACCATCAATATGAAGGATATCTATGTTTAAATTCCAACTTTTTACGATATCGGAAAAATTACCTTCTATAATATTAACGTTGTTTAATGCTAATTCTTTCTGGACTTTTGAAAGTTTTTCTTTCTGATCTAAATGTGGACCTGTCAACACATCAGGTTTAAAATTATCTAAACCATAGACTGTGCCGATTCCAGGTAATGCAAAAGTGAAAGTAGAGTACCCATAATCTACTCCAAGATCTACTATCGTAGTTGGCTTAACTTTATTAACTAACCACTTTGCAAAGGTGCTTTGTGGCTTCCAAGAACTCAAAATACTTCCTATAATTTTTTCTCTGTCCACTTCATTCATATTACTTGCCAGTTTCAGTAAAGGTAGATTCTCATATTCATTCAACTCAATAGGCTCCAAATAAAGATTTTTTCCACTGTAATGATAGTTGAAGTATTTTGGATCACCTGTGCCAATCCAAAACTCTGGCTGATGCCTCTTCCACTCAACATTCTCATAAAGGAAATTTGGATCCAATCTTGAGATATAGTCTGCTCGAGCCCACCAAAAATTACCAGAATAATATGATTTTGGCATCTTTTCATTTTGTCTCAGATTAGCCTCTTTTAGCCATTCTGTTCCAACACAATCATAATCGTCCAATAGTTCAACGCAATCTTTCCAACGTTGAACATTGAAATAACTCATGTACGTTTCCCACAAATCAACATTTCTGGGTAACGTATCTTTTATCCTCAAATAATGAGTATCATTTCTAATTTTCTCTTCACTCCAACTCGTTCCTTTTGTGTGGAGATAGAGAATCTTATACTCTGGATTTTTTATCGCAAAACGAAATAGATCAAATAGTGTGTCAGCTTCGGAATCTGTTCGAGTATTTCTTTTGAACTTATTGACTTTTACCAATTCATATGGAAATGGTTTGTCGCCATTGATTCCAAAATGAATATACTCAGCAGCATCGTAAACGCCTGATCTCTGTAAGGCAACGATTTGTTTTTCCAATAACATTTCCCAATGACTAGATTGGTAAATGTGATAGAATATTGCAATTTTATCAGTCATGACTTATTTCAATAATTAAATTTTTACTGGATGCGGTCTTCTCTTATTAGATTTAACTGCAACCAGCCATGCATTGGTAATTGCAATCTTATCGTCCCACCAAATCGTGTCCAATCTAAAGTCTTGGAATCGAATTGTACTGTTACGGATAAACTTCGCTTTATCTTGGCGTGTATAATACCAGAAGGAATTTTCATTCCAGTAACTCACGTGCGTTGGATCTTGGAATGCGCCACGACCATCGGTACTTGGCACTTCGATAAATGCCCAGCCACCATCAGCAAGAACGCGATAAATTTCAGACATAATCTTATGCTTATCGTGCAAATGCTCAATCAAGTGCGAAGCATTTAGAACACCTACGCTATTATCTGGTAATGGGATACCTTCGTTCAGATCACAAGTGATATCGCCACCTTCGAGATCTAGTGTGGTACATCCTGCTTTTGGATTGATACCGCCACCAAGATCAACAACCATCAAGTTTCGATCTTTTGCATCCTTAACGGCAAGATCCCAGGCATGCTTATTGAACAGTTCAACAGTACGCTCTTGAATTGCTTTATTTCGCTCAAGCCACGTGTTATTACCAGTGATGCGGTAAACATAAAGTGGCTTACTGATGTGATGCATCTTTGTGGCGAGATATGTACGAATCATAAGTTCATGATCGTCACAAATATCTAACTTTGGATCATGACCACCAATCTTAACATAAAGATCTTTACGCCAAGCGCGAACATGGTCTGGTGCATACCAAATAAATGCAACGCTATGGCTTGATGGCGGGAAAGAAATCATAGAATAATATTCTTTTCCGCGCCATTCATACTTCTCATGTTCCCAACCATAGTATGAGTTATATGGCACAAATTCATCTTTCATGTGCCAATTAATATCGTTGGTGTAAACAAATCCGACATCTGAATTTTCTTCAAATGCCTTCTTTAATTCTTCCAAGCAAGTGGGGAGAAGTAGATCGTCATGATCTGCTTCAACAAGGATATCGCCCTCACCTTTCATGAAGGCGTTGTGTTTATTAAATCCAACACAAGGATTATTTTCGGAACACTCAAAGATCTTTACACGAGGATCCGATACGATCGCAGAGTCAACGAGGGTGCGCGAAGCACCCCCGTTGAGCCATAGTACCCATTCCCAATCTGTATAAGTTTGTTCTGTTAAACTTTGATACAGTTCATATAAAAACGCATTTTTTAGATGTGTCGCGGTGATAATACTAAATTTCACAAGTCACCTCATTTAGCAAAACAAACTAACAGATTAAAAATTAATTACTGAGCGGCTGGTGCCTCAACAACAGCAGCATCGGCAGCTGGAGCAGCTTCTACTGCAGCAGCGTCAGCGGCTGGTGCTTCAGCAGGAGCAGCAACTTCGGCAGCAGGTGCTGCTTCAACTGCGACTTCTTCCTTTGCGCCACAAGCGACGAGACCAATAGCAACTAGACCAACAAGAATAACATTCTTCATAACTTTCTCCTTTTTTATTTAACAACACAATCAACTTTTATTTCGCAGCCTTCTTTGCTGCCCTTTCTGCTTCTCGAGCAGCCAACTTTTCAGCCTGTGCTTTTGCAAAGTCAGCCTCTCTTTTAGCAATAGCCTCTTTACGCATTTCTTCTC